ATACAAGAGAAACAGATACAAGAGAAACAGATACAAGAGAAACGACAACATTAGACAAGCCAACAACATTAGACAAGCCAATAATAGTAAAAAATTCGTATTGTTTAGACAAAAATTTAATACTTACAGGTCCAAATGCTTCAGGTAAAACAACCATATTAAAATCAAGTTTATTTAATATTATATTATGTCAACAAATTGGGTGTGGATTTTTTGATAAAGCACAAGTAAAACTATATGATTATATACACTGTTATATAAATATTCCAGATACAGGTGGGCGTGATAGTTTATATCAAGCAGAAGCCAGACAATGTAAAAATATATTAGATAACATTGAAAGTAACAAAGAACAAAATCATTTTTGCGTATTTGATGAACTTTATAGCGGAACTAATCCAGAAGAGGCTTTAACTTCTTCATTAAGTTATTTAACTTATTTAAATAAGTTTAGCAATTTAGATTATATTTTAACAACACATTATACAAAATTATGTAGGAAATTAAAGAAGGAAAATAACTGTTATTGTATGAATGTATTAAAAAATGACAATGATTTTGTATATACATATAAAATTAAAAAAGGAGTATCAAAAGTAAAAGGCGCACAAAAAGTGCTTAAAGACTTAGCATTCCCAGAAAATATAATAAATGGAATGAATTAATATTAATTCGTTAAACAATACTTAAAACAGAATAAAATAAAATGAATTAATATTAATTCGTTAAACAATACTTAAAATAATATAATTTAAGTATAATATAAATGTTACATTTATTTAAATTTATAGATTCTGGGTTTTTATTAACATTAGGATTATTGTTATTAATAGGTGGTTCAATAATGTTGTATTGCTATCGCAGGCTTAATCTATTGGAAAGAAGCATAATAGAACACGGTAAAATACTACAAAATTTTATAGTAAATTATAATAATCAAATGAATCGACTATGTTTGATAAATAAATCAGGAACTAATGATCTAGTATGTAGCTATGAAGAATGCGACGATTACTCTTGTAATATAACAAATAGTGATAAGCTAATAAAAAAAATAAATATGGAAAAAAAAATAAATGTTTCTGATGATGAGAAAGATGAAGATGATGAAGATGATGAAGATGACGATGATGATGAAGACGAAGATGACGATGATGATGAAGACGAAGATGACAAAGATGACGAAGATGATGAAGATGAAGATGAAGATGAAGATGAAGATGATAAAGACGAACATGATAAAGAGGACCATAAAAATACTAAAGTGTTTGATATAAAAGAACCACTAACACTTAATAAAGAATTTTTTGAAACAATTCAATCAAGCCAAACACATACTAATACTAGTAAAAATAATAATGTAGAACTAGTTGAAGTTAGTAGTACTTCAAATTATTTAAATAGTGACGAAGATATATTTATTAAAAATTTACCAATTGTATTAAGTGATTTTAATAAAGATTTAGAAATTAGTTCGAAAGTAATTACTTTAGAAAATAATTTAGAAACAACACAAAAAGTAGAAAAAAAGAATTATAGCAAAATGAGAATAGATGATTTAAGAGCACTTGTTGTTACAAAAAATATATTAGATAATGAAGAGGCACTAAAATTGAAAAAAAATGAGTTGGTTAAATTATTACAAAAATAAATTGCATAAATAAATTATATAGTTAATATATATAAAAATGGAGTCTGGACTAATGATGTTATTACATTCTGTAATAATTGGAATTGTGTTATATGTAGTAATGATATATGCTCTTAAACAGAGACACGTTGTTGCGGAAAATAGAAGTATACTATTGGCTGCGCTAATTTTAATATATATGATTGTGTTCGGACATGGACTACCTGGAAAAGTAAATAGAGATTTATTTTAGAGATTTATTTTAGAGATTTGTTTAGTATTATTTAGTATTATTTAGTATTATTTAGTGTTATTAATTTAGAGATTAATGTTATAAAAATTAATATTATTACTATATAATATTAATTTTATGAGTTGGGGAACTTGTTATAATGGTTCAAATAACATTCATTTTAATTATCCACCATTAATGGACGACTCAAGATTATTTAGCGATTATAATTCATCTGTTTTAAATGATAATGTTTTGAAACATAGAAATAATATACGAACAAATAGTGATTATAGAAAATATTTACAAACAAATAGTAATGCACTAATTAAAAATAATCAATTAATTGCATGTAATGAATGTAGTGTATGTCCTTATTATAATAGCACAAGTTCGAATAATGCGACTAGTAAAACACCATATATTTTTATGTCTACTTTGACACGCGATCAACCATATGGTTATGAAACCAGTAACTTAAAAAATATATATTTAAGCCAACAACAGTTAGACGCGCAAAAACATGTTACAAAGTATACTATTAGTAATTAGTAAATAAAAAAAGTAATTTAAAGAATTTTTTTATATTTTTATATTTTTATATTTTTATATTTTTATATTTTTATTATATTTTTATTATATTTTTATTATATTTTTATTATATTTTTATTATATTTTTATTATATTATTATTATATAAAAATATGAATTTTTTCGATAATTTGATGACTCCTCTTAGTCGCGATCATTGTATGTTATTTTACTATCTTGGACTAATAAGTTTGTTTTTTGCCATCGCTGCGCTTGTAGGTTTTATTTTGGGTTTATTTAGAAAGAATACTCAATATGCGATGGGCGCATATTTTATGTCTTTCTTAAGTAATATGATTTTATACTATATATCAAGAATACATTACTCCATATGCGTGGCCGCGTTACGTTAATTTAGCTAGTAATAACTTTACAAATAACTATATAATACTTATTTAAAGAAGTATTATATAACTATGAAAGTATTAAGTATTGATATTGGTATAAAGAATTTAGCATTTATTATAATCGAAACAAATGAAACAAATGAAACAAATGATTTTAAAATAATAAAATGGGATGTAATAAATTTATGTAGCAACAATAATAATTGTGCACACCATTTATGTAAAAACAAACCAGCATTTTTTAAAAATAGTACTTATTATTGTAAAATACACGCAAAAAAAACAGCCTATAGCATCCCATTGTGTAATATTAAAACGTTACATAAACTATCGCTTAAAAAGCTTATAGCAGTGGCAAACGAATATAAGCTGGTTTTTGATAAGTCTATAAAAAAACCCATGTTAATTGTATTATTAGAAGCTCATTTAAATGATCAATGCTTAGAAGCAGTTCAAAGTGTAAGTGCAAATACTATAAATTTGGTTCATATCGGAATTAATATTAAGGATCGATTAAATGAACTATTTAAAGACTACAATATATTGACTTTGGATAAAATAATCTTAGAAAATCAAATAAGTCCAATCGCAAATCGTATGAAAACAATTCAAGGTATGATAGCACAATACTTTATAAATTCTAACAATTATAATATATACTTTATTTCCGCAACTAATAAATTGAAATCATTTTTAAAAGATAAAAGCGATTCAACAAGCACTACATGCGATTCAACAAGCACTACATGCGATTCAACAAGCACTACATGCGATTCAACAAGCACTACATGCGATTCAACAAGCACTACATGCGATTCAAGTGCTAATAAAATTACTTACGCCCAAAGGAAAAAATTAAGTATTTTTCATACAAAAGAAGTATTGAAAAAATATAATATGAATAATGAGGTCTCTTTTTTTTCCGAACATTCAAAAAAAGATGACTTAGCTGACTGTTTTTTACAAGCTTATTATTATATTAATATTAACAATTAAATAATTAATTAATTAAATTATATTAATATAGTTTGCGGAGTATTTAAAAATTAAACTTCTATTTAAATCATAATAGGAGTAATGGAAATAGTTGAAATAGAGCCAGATATTTTAAATATTGATAGCTTTAGTATTCCCGATTTTAAATTTAATGAATCATTTGATAATGATGATATAGTTCAAAACAAGCCAACCTCAAATTTTGGCGGAGGCATCGAATTATTAATGAATGTTAAAAATAAAAATGACAAAAAAGCGAGCTCTTCAATTGATATTGAAGATATTACAAATTTAGAGAGCGAATTAAATAATCTAGCATCTAACATAAATGATAATGATGAAATTAAGGAACCAGAAAAACCATTTTATCAAGACAGCGACACTAAAAAAGAAATAAAATACGGACAAAGCACTACAACCAAAAAATCAATATTTGGTGATTTATTTGGTTCAAGCAAAGTAGATGGTGAAAATGTTAAACCTGTTACAAAGAATGTTGACTCTACTGACTCTGATACAAATAATTTAGGCAAATCAACGGCAAATATGAATGAAACAAAAACTTGGGATGGCTATGGTAAATTTAACAACATTCCAATAAATTTAGAAAAAGCTCAACAAAAACCCCAACTAACAAAGGAAGAAGAGTTGCGTGAAAAATTCAAATATATGCGGAAGTTAGATGACCTAGAGAAAAAAGGCATAAGCTTGTCTAAACGTTACACTATGGACTCTAATTTAGATGAAATGATTGGTGAATATGAAACAATTGTTGCGGAAAAAGAGAAATCAAACGCAATTAAGTTTCAAGGCAAAATGATGATGGCCTGTATAACTGGATTAGAATTTTTAAATAGCAAATTTGATCCATTTGATATAAAATTAGATGGATGGGGCGAACAAATAAATGAAAATATAGAT